GCCAGACTTGTGACTGTCTTCTTTGTAGTTAGAGCTTTAGAGTAAGATCTCCAGTGCTCTAACTACATCTACCTCATGTTTAAGTATGTCCAGTAGCTTGAAATTTGTTTCTCCTATAGCATGTATAGGTATCCCAAACGCTTTGGCCATCATCAACTTAGTATGAGGTATGTCACTGCGGTATAAACCATACAAACTTGCTTTTAATCTATTGAGTACATCGGGCTTAACTTTCGTTATTTCTACCCCGAATGTCCTACTAATAGACAAGCTATGTATTGCCTCTACTGCTTTCTTATATATCTTGTGTTTGTACACTGCATCCACAACTACCTTACATATTTGTGTTGCATAATCCCATGCTCCAGGCATAGGAGTTTCTAAGTCCTTTTTCTGTTTCTCGGATACTTCTCGCCTGGAGTGCTCCTTTTGTTTTATTTCATGTTGTAGGCTGTCTGTCGTGATTTCCAGAGACAGCCCACCCATAGATACATGTGTCCGTTCTATTATTGCTAGATCCTCTAGAGTTACATCCCATTTATGACATAAATACTCATATTGTACACGTTTGAGATCGTCCGCTGTACTCTGCACCATTCCTCTTTGTTTAGCCTCTTCGATCCTAGTAACTATAGCCTGTTGCAATGGTAAGATTTTGTTCGGCACTGCCATTTCTGTTGGTCCGTGTACTAACGTAGCTATAGCGCGACTCAGGTACTGACCGCTACCTCCATCATAGTGGTCTACTCTCAGGAATTCAGCAACAGAACCTAAAAAACACTTAGACATCTGAAATCGTACATTGTGCACTTCAGCACCAGCTACCAATGCTTGTACTTGTTGTAAGCTGTCAACAGCAGCAAGTACGTCATCTCCATTATGTGTAGCGACTAATTCATTGCCCTTAGTCAACAGTTGGATATAGATATAGTTAAGTACTGTATTCATAAAAGTCGTTAGCCGCCATCCAGACAATAGCGTACCTGTCGTCTTATAGTAGTTGTCGTGACCCTGTTCTTTGATATAACAAGAATCTAATGAATGTAAAATCCATGGAAATACTTTACGCTGCTCTGCAGACATCTTTTTCCCAAAAACAGCAAAATAAGCTTTCAGTACCTCTCGCATGCTCTCAACAGAATGCTGTGAGTTGAAGTCCTCAAAGTCAAAGCAGTAAGGGATACCATTTCTCATGATTTCCTTCACCGTAACCTTGACATTATTCTCTTCAGCTCCAGGCCCTATAGGGAATAATTGAGATAACACTCGTTCGCAATCACCGAAAACAAAACCTGTCAATATAAAGTTAGTAGCATCTACTCCGTAGATCGCACGCATTTTCGTCCATTCACACTTAACCGACGGCCAGGCTCTAATTTCTGGAGGTCTATTTAGTAGATCTTCTAACTTAGGTTTGGGCATTGCATTTAAACTAAAAAACTTGTGACGGTTTAAGCTATCCTGAGCTACATATTTTAAATCTTCTTCATACTGTGAATGAAACGCCCCAGTAGGTGCCCATTGCCATCTCTTGTTGATATATGAGGACCATTTAAGATTATCCACCTGACCACCTAAGTTCTTAATCCTTGTAAACAGACGTCCGGCTTCCTGAAATATTGCCTTAGCATCGAAATTGGCTAGATTGGGTTTCGTCCTATTGTCTTTCTCACTCTGCCAATCAATACTACCGAGACCCCTGTTGGCCAATACCTCCATTTCAAAGAAAGGTTTGAGATCTAAAGGTACCAGATTTTGAAGTGCCTTTAACCTCAGTGTGAATCTATTTTTGATCTTCTTAATAAAGTCGTCAAGACTGTCAAACTTCCAATACCAGATTCCAGAACACGAAATATACTGCCAAGCTATGTCCGGTAATGACTTAGCCCAGATAATAAAGCCTATAAACATAGCTTCATGCATCCCTAGTCCAGCTAGTTGTTCTAAACACGGATACAGAAATCGAGCCTTAGTATCAAACCAATCAACTCCAAGTTTCCGTAACTCCTTCATAGTTATGTGCCGCAAGTGTAAAGAAGATATTTTAGTGATAGGAGGGTCACAGACACCCGTTACCCAAGAATTAATTATGGGATAATTGTGTAATGCTCCTCTGTATTGTTTTACACTACTCCGGGTAATATAAAAAGCGTGCCTTAGGACGTCCACATCGTCTATAAGTCCATAAGGAAACAAATCAGGCCCGTATTGCAATCTAGATAAACGTAGTAATACACTAGTTGGCATATGTTTGAGTGGAAGGGAATTATGTATATATAGTACAGTTAGCTCATGCTCAGGTAGATAATGAGCTAGTACAGGCACAGCCCTACCTCTGATGTGTATATGAACCACACCACTTAAATTAACTCCATTAAGGATGTCATATAGTAAAAAATTTGCTTCGCTGAAGCTAGTTTCGGTTAAAATATCACCTTGAGATAAACAATACATTGGCACTGCCATGTCTTTACGTGCAAGCAATTTTAAACTTGTGGTCCTGCCACTGCTTCCGCCTGTTGCGCTTCTGGTGGATCCGGTGGCTTGTCTTCTTGTGATTCGGTTAATGGTAATACTCCTTGGGTTGTGGGCAATGGTACGCCTGCGTGCAGGTGTTCCACGCGAAAATCCGCCGTCTCAAAATCGTAGACGGCTGCTAACGCCACTGTATACTGTTGACCTGCATCTGTAGCTACTCTAATTTCAGTTATGCCCGACTGGAGTGCTAAAACATGACCACCACTTGGCGCGTTCCAGTTTGGTTCTAACTGTGCTGATGGAATGTCCCTAGACCAATACACTGTGGTCTTAGTACGCAGACAGAATTCTGTACTGGTGCCAAATGTGTAATCTCTAGCTACTATACTCTCTAATGTGTAAGATTTCGGTTCTTCTAACTCTTTTGGGGTCACAGGCGGCATGGCAACACTGACGTCATTAGCAGCATAAATTGTATGACGACCGTTACGCGTCGGATGCTGGTAATTAACGTTGTAACCCTGGAACCTAGATAGTACACCTAATGCCCATAAGTCATTATAATTCAACGCCTGCATGACTCGTCGAACATTCCTCTTCTTAACACCCGGGCTTATATTATAGATTGACCCATAGGGTGTTCCCGCAATTAGTGACCCGGCTAGGCCAGCTATCAATGTTATGCATGATGGTGCTACAATAGTATTCATCAAAATGTAATTATCACGTATGTCATAACCATAATCAGTAATGTTTTGGAAGTTAAGGGTTCCAAAAGGTACTCTCTTGTTATAACAGCTTCTAAGCGGGTCTGTCCACACTGTTGCTATGCACGAATGTGCTCCAGTAGGGATAGCTCTACCTATGACTGCTGAGTACATGGCATCTGCTCGGTAGTGCTCATCTACCGTAAGGTTAGTAACTCTAGACAGACCTACCAACAAGTCCATTAAATTTTTCTTGTTGAAAATAGTAAAATACTCACCCCAGTACCAACAAGTATTTGCAAACACAGACTCTATAATTAGAGAATCTGATTCAGTGTCCAAATTTCTGACTGATTGTATGGCCTCTGCTGTGGTACAAACTCCTTCTTCTTGTAGTAGTATGTGTATGGCCGCCCTTTTGAGTCCTAGTTTGGGCAGGTACATCGTTCTCGGTATTTGTGTCCACCAATGAGCCTCTACAGTTTCAGTTGCTGGTTGGGCTAGCCAATACTTACAAGCCCTAAGTGCTGCTAGCATGTCTTCATGCCATCGGTGGTTATTTACCAATTTAATTATAATGGCTCGTACTTCTTCTGCTGTGTAGGTCGTAGTCATAGGCACTATCTGGGTTGGAGTTGTGATGCCTATTTTACCATCAATACCTAGGTCGATGACTTGGTCACACAGGAATGGCGTGTGTCTTACATCATCCTGGATTATGTTATCTAATATCGCTAAGTCTTTTGAAGTGAGCCCAGAACAATTTAAAAAACCAAAGTAGTTTTTGAAATTGTCTACTGTCGCATCATCTGAGAACCAATTATCTTTAGTGTTTTGTAACACATAAACGTCATTCAAATCAGTAGTGTGCTGCCCAACTGGTACTATAAACCTATTCTTTATAAAACCAAACGTATCACCAAAATGGTTTCCGCTCCTGCTGTGCCCATCATTATACTCGTACATCTTCCAGACCTTGACTACTTTTACTAGCCTAGCATCAACATATTCTGGGTTTGGTAAATGTACACCCCCGATTAATATATTTTGAGGAGGTAATGTGGCGCTCCAATTGATGATGTCTGTTAGCAATGACTGTGTAGCTTGATCTGTTGATATTATCTGAGCGCCGTCTTCATGGTTACGAACCACTAACGCTAATTTCTCTAATTGCGCTAGTTCATCACCAGCACGTACGATTGATACAACTTGTGAGGCCGTAAATCTGATGGTGTGATCGAAAACTTGAGTCTTACTAATCATTTTTAACAATTGATACCTTAAATACAGTTTAGTTATCAATGCTGTGGCGTTGTCATAGAAATCATGAGCAAACACAGCATTGTAGAACCGGCCGTACCTCGCTTCCTTAACATCTGAACTCACACCTAGTTCGCGTAATCTTTTAATAATGACTGTTTCATTAGGCAAACCTTCAGTAGTCACGTATTTTTTGTTCAATCCGTAAATTGAATGTTGTCGCGTCACCGCTACAATAGTCTGTGCCATTCCATAAATGGTCGCTTTAGCTGCACAAAATACTTTGCCTCTGTTTTTGTATTTTTCGCCAATAATGTCCATTATACCGGGAGCATCTAAGGTATGTTTCTTCAAATTGTCATCGACAACGAGTGTAGTGTCACGATCACGTTGTATGTCTTGATCTGCTAATAAAGCAGGCTCTACTTTAGCAAGCCCTAAAGCCAGCTTAGTCTTAAACATTATTTGCCCAGTTCCGTAACTGAT